GTTTTACGATGCAGATTATAAAAAATTTGATACTAGAGCAGAACTGAGAACTCGAATGGCAGTCAGTAGTTTATTCATTAGGGATTACATGACATCGGATGAAGTTTCAATGGCAATGACAGCTTTAATGTTTGACGCTCAAGCTTTACACCAGTTTCTCAATTACATAATACTAATACCTTCCGGGACTAGTTCAGGATCAATTTTAACAGCTATAATTGGTTCATTAATCAACGAGGCTTATATCCGAGTAGCTTGGCAGAAGATCATGCCAATTCAATTGCGAGATATGCGCTACTATCATGACAACGTCAGAACTAAAAACTATGGTGATGATTTAGTTTTCACAGTATCAGGAAAAGTTAATCATCTGTTCAATGATGAAACAATTGCAAAATATCTTGCTCTCCATGAAATCACCATGACACCTGGATCGAAAACAGGGGATTGGGGAGCAAAGAACGTGTTCGAGTTCACGTTTTTAAAAAACAAAACTCGAAAATTCCTGGGAAGGTATGTACCTTTAGCTCAAGATCCAACAGAACAGATTAATTGGATCCGCATTGGCTTACATGCAGAAGACCCAGAGACTGCTTGCGAATTTAATTGCAATAGTTGTCTCCGCCAGTTATTCTTCTATGGTGAAGAAGAATTTAACCGCGTTAGAGACAAAATCCTAACAGAGAGACCGGAATACAAACTCATAGAATACCAGAACCTTTTCTCTGAGTTTGTTGAGTACGGCCAAATAATAGACGTTGAAGGAGCGTTTTCCTTCAGTTCAAGTCGAATGGATACCACCACCATGCTTGAATTTTACAACGGTGAGGAAGAATCGAACGACATTGTACAAAGCGAGATTGCTAACATAGATGTACCAATCACAGATTCTATCAACAAAATGAACATCCAAATTAAATCACATGCTGGAGAGCTGGATCAAGCTGCTTCAGTGGAAACGAAAAACGTAGGCGCTACTCTTTCCGAGCAAGCGCAACCGCTAGTAACGAC